GACGGAGCAACTGATCCGCGAAACGGACACGAACCCCCCAGTCACAACTTGGGGCGGTATCGGGTACGATAACGAGGACAGCGACTCCGACTCAGTCCCGGAAGAGATCAGAGCCCAGCTTCAGGAGTTACCAACACAAAATTGGCAAAACTTCTATCAGCAGGACAGTGACTCCGACGAAGACTTGTTCGGAAATGTAGCGTTCGGAGGAGGAAGCACCTACTATGACACGATGGGATCGTTTGGCATGGGCAGAATGGAACCACCTGGTTCCGTACTCCAAGCCACGGCTATTCAAAATACAGAACAGTCGCGACTTGAAGAACGCCTAGCTAAACTAACCCTCCGGTCAGGAGATGCAGCCTCACTCTTTACTCAGCATGGGCCAGGAAACTCTCCTCCGCCTTTAACGCCGGTGGCCATTGCCGAGATGGGAGACAAAATCCGCCTAGCGAGCACACATGGTGCTCGCGAGGTTTGGATCTCACGTCGCCTAAATCAACTTTGGTTACCGACGCTAAAGCGCAATCGCCTAAGTCGGGACATGCTTAAGGGAAGAACCATCACGCTGTCAAGGTCAAAGGGAAAGGGGAACCCGCGAAAGGCTCTCCTATACTCCGCCGACCTGTCCGCCGCGACCGACTACATCCCCCATGAACTGGGAATTGTACTAGCAAAGTGGCTCAACAGCAAAGTCTTTACGGACCCGGAAAACCGGGAACGATGGGACTCCGCCGTCGAACTACTGCTAGGACCCCATTCCATAGTGGAGAGTCAAAAAGACTTCGGTGGCATCTTTGAACCACGCGTGCGAAGAGCTGAACCTAAATTCAGCAATACGCTCGAGTGCTACATCGATGCCCTTGAAGGCTCGAAATCGCATGAGACAAGTCGAGGATTACACATGGGACTAGGCCCAAGTTGGGTAATCCTTTCTCTGATTAACTTGGCAGCGGCCTGGCTTGCCGCCCCTGAACATCGCAACTCTGCTGCTGTCTGTGGCGATGACCTCATCGCACTCTGGACTCCCGAAGAAGTAGAGCGCTACGAATCAACGCTGACTGCACTTGGCTTAGTAGTCAACAGGTCCAAGTCCTTTTACGGTCCCCGAGGGGTTTTCTGCGAACAAGTCGTAGAACGTAAAAATTCTTGGTCCGCCCAGTCTCGCGTAGTTATCGGACCAGCCGAAGCCGGAGCATCGAAGTGGAAGGGGAGGGTGACCAAGTCTCCCCTCACCTGCCTCGACGCTCTAGCATCGTCTAGCGCGAAACTCGTTAAACCGGGACGTTGGCTACGCGACACGCGCATCCGTGAACTGGCTCCAACCCGTAAAGAAGGAGACGTAACGTTCGGCGGACGCGGACGTGGCGTGGCTAGCATGGCACAGATTCAGCACGTCTTACGGCACGGGAAGCTAAAGCTAACGAAGATACCAGTCGAAGGATGGGAACAAACCCTCCAAAGCCTGACACTTCGATCGCATATGCGAGACCGGGAGACCAAGTACATAAAGTACGAGGACGCCCGGAATGCCCTTCTCCGTGAAACGCGCTTGAAGAAACTGTGGACCTCCGGAGAGGAACTGCCAGCCAAAGTCAAGCCGCTGAGTTGCAAAGTGTTCAAGAAGCGTTCCGCCATGATCGCCCCGTTTTCATGGACTACGTGGAAGTCGAGCTTAAGTACTACTACAAGAGTAAGTACCCGAACTCGACGACTACTCGTCCGTATAACGGA